TCTATTGCCATAATTTATCCTATTCTATAATTTTACAAATTGTTAAATTTTGACTTTCATCTGTAAGATCAACAGCTTCGGTTGCGTAACAATAAATTGCAATTGTATCATTTACTGAATAACTTTTAATCTGACTAAGGTGTATATTTTTCCAACCATAACCAGAAGCACCTGAAACATATGCAGCTATACTATCTACTCCAGCTTGTGTTCTATCCGTATTTTGAATTGCCGCTCCAAAATACTCAGAACTTCCAGTAAGATTTCTTACACCAATAGTTGTCATTACAAGATATTTTCCAGCTTCAGTAATTGTAGCTACTCCAGTTGAATTATCATAAATACTTCCAGTATCTAATCTTTCACTATTAAAAACTACTCTTGTCCATGTTGTAGCTGATATTGATTGTCCTGTACCAAATCGTATGGCACTTACTACTGGTGTATTTACTCCACCTTTTAAATAACTATAATCTACTCTTTTAATTGTACCTGCATCTGAGACAAGAAATTCATCTGTGTCTGCGGGCGTAGCCCCAAGAGCAGTTTGTCCAGAGATAACATTATTATTTAAATGTTCACTTTCAACAGCGTCATCTGCAATTTTTGCTTCTGTAACAGCGTCACTTGCTAATTGTGAAGTGCCCACTGATCCTGCACCAGGTGCATTTGTTGCAGTTGCTCTTCCTAAGAACACACAATACATTTCATCCGTACCATTTGTTAACGCTGCAGATAGTGTAAGCGTAGTGCCAGACGCAGTATATGCTTTACCTGAACCAGGTTCTTGAACTATGTTATTAATTACAAGTCTGATATCATTTTCGTTATTTACAGAATGTGATAAAGTATACGCAGTTTGAGAATTAACAATAGTAAATACTTGTTTCTCGAAACTTATGAAACTTCTTGCGGGAGCGTTTCCTAAATAAGCCATTTATTTCTCCTATGAACTAATTGCGTCAACTGTAGACATCCAAACACTTAATGAGCTTGCTGTATCCGATTGTGCTTTAACAACATCACCACTTTGAATTACAAGTTTACTACCACCATCAATAAGTTCTAGCGATCCGCCAGCAACTATTGGTGCATTTTTAATTATATAGTGATCTTGTGATCCACTTGTTACAGTAGATGTAATAAATACATCTGCGTTTATCGTTGATGTAGTTGTATTAGCAAGACGGATAGAAATTATAGCATCATTAGAATCACTAGTGTGAATAGTAGATGCTGATGTTCCTACATCCTGATCGCCAAATCTTTTAAAGTCTTGAGCCATTTATCCTCCAATTAAAGGGCAATTGCCATTGCAACAGCAAAACCTGCAGTTGCTCCAGCAGTTCCGCTAGATGCAGAGGTAACTCTACCTTTTGCATCCACTGTTACTGTTGAATTTGTATATGTTGCAGCTGAAACACCAGAGTTAGCTAATGTTAAAGCTCCACCAGATGCTACTGTTGCATCACCTGATATTTTACTAAATGTATATGTTGGTATTCTTGAAACTTCTGATTTTCTTTCTGTTCCTCCAGCACCATCATCTACAATAATTAAATCTGCATCTGCTAAATCAGCACCAATATCTGTTGCACCATCTATTTCTAACGCACCAATATCTACTTTACCTGCAGTATTTATAGTTGCAAGCATTGCATTACTTACACTACCAGTATCTCCAGTACCAATTAAAGTTCCTGTAGCTACAGGTAGAGTTAATACTGCTGAACTACTTGCTGAGTGTGGTTGTGCTTGTAGTGTTTGTGCATGAGCATTTGAAGACTCACAATAAAATTTTACTTTAGATACATTACCTGTACCTGTTCTAATATCTATTAAACCATCTGATACTGATACACCACCAGAACTTCCGTTACCATCAATGTTTACTACACCAGTTCCATTTGGTAAAATATCAATGTTTGCATTTGATGTAGATACAATATCTTGACCATTAACATCTAAGTTGCCACCTAGTTGAGGAGTAGTATCTTCAACTACATTTGATATTTCAGAACCTGTAGCAATTCCTGCTGTTAAAGTTGCTCTTGTAATTTTTTTAAGACCACCACCTGAAGTATCTATAGCCAATAATACGTCATCAGAAGCTACTGATGATATTTCTGATAGTCCTGTTATTACACTATCATTAAGATTACCACTAACAATACCACCACTTTTAACACTAACAGCACCACTTGATACATCAAAGTTTGTAGAACTAAAAGATGCTATACCTTTGTTAGATGTAGATGCATCTTCTCCTGCTATTGTAAGTGTATTACCAGAGCCTGAAGTGTCAATACCTTCTCCACCAGCAACTGTAAGTGTTTCTGAATCTAAATCAATTGATAATGCACCACCACTATCACCTTGAAAATCTAAATCAGAAGCAGTTAATTGAGCATCAACATATGTCTTAATAGCTTTTGCACTAGCTAATGTATCATCACTTCCAGATACACTAGATATATCAGTATCTATATCTGTTATACTTGTAGCACTACCTATTGTTAATCCATCTAAAGTTACAGTCCCATCAAAAAATGCATCTTTAAACTCTAAAGAAGAAGTTCCTAAGTCAATATCATTATCTGTAATAGGCACAATAGCACCATCTTGTACTCTAAATTGTTGTACAGAAGATGATGATACGTTTATATAAAATTCTAAATGGTTATTACTAGAGTCTACCAATACTCTATTTAAAGTATTAGCATCTCTAATAGTAGTTATAGGCCCACCTTCACCTGCAGTTCCATCATGAGAATGACCAGTAGAAGCATTAAATGCTGCTAATATCTGGTTAAACTCATCATTAGAATGAGCTGCAGTAATAGTATCACCTGTTGCAAAACTTGACTGTCGTGACGAATAACCTGCCATTATCTTCTTCCTCCTGGGGTAAATTCTAATTGAAATCCTTTTATTGAAAATGCATTTGAACTACTCTTATCATCAATTTTTAGTGCAACTGCAAATCCAGATCCCTCAATAGATTGTCTAATTAAAGGTATACCTGATGCTCCATAGTTTGCATTACCATATAATGCTGTTCCATAAGTAGCTGCTCCACCTGGTGATGTTAAAGCAATTTTATCAGGTTGTGGACTATTTTGATCATCATAATCATATCTTACTGCTAAGTCCGCATTTATTGAAGTACCTTCACCTTCATAGTTTAAATTAACTCTCTGCATATATTTTCTAACACCAGGATCACCCATTACCATATCAGGTGATCTATATACAGCTACAATAGTATCATTGTTAGTTTGTCTAGCAAATGTATTTCCAGTTTCCATTTTATATATGTAACCATCAAATCCACCAAATACTTGTGTTTCTACATTGCTTATAAAATCTGAATCTGTGCAAGATGGTTTTATTCCAACTATATCTGCATATTCAAAACCAATAGAACCAGTATTAGGATTTGTTTTTAAAACACCCATAATACCTTTTGATGATCCTTGTGATCCACCAGTTGTTGGATAAAATAATCTATATTGAGATTTTGATCTTATAACTAATGATGATATTCTATTTAATCCAACATCATCAATTCTAGCTTGTATCTGTCTAGATATAGATCCAAGTTCAACGTCACCAATTCTAGCTGTACCAGCAATAGTTCTAAATCCATCTGGTGCTAAAAATATAACATCTCCACCAATCTCTTGAATACTACCACCATCTCTACAACCTATATTTCTAGTAACTTCTTGCACTGCAAATGTAGAACTTGATGTTCCTGTTAATTTATATATTCTATCTTCACAAAATATAATTAATTCATTTCTAAATACTTTTAATCCTACAACAGTTGAGTCAACTCTAAATGATCCTGCACCACTAGCTGACGTAAAATTATCTTCTGAAAATGGTACACTAAATATAATTTCTTCTGGATTAGTTGCACCAGCATAAAACATATGGTTTTGAAATGCTTTTACAAATTTAGGATTATTTGGAGCTGTACCACCACCTGTTGCATTTACCACATCTACTGCAAAACTAGAATTAATTATTTGTGCAGGTGAGTGTCCTGTTGCAATAACTATTTTTTCAGTTCCATTAAAATTAAATTTTTCAAAATCATATGCCTTAGTAGATGTTCCTAAACCTGTTGTTAAAGTCGTATAACTACCAGATGAAGAAACTCTGTGTATATCACCACCTCTTGCAACAATTACTTGTCCGTTAAATATTATAGAGCAATCAACTACTAAGCTAGTATTACTAGATCCTTGTGGTACTATAGTAGTATTAAATAATGCAGTACCACTTACACGTCTATAACCACCTTTAATATCTGGTTCAAAGTTTTGTAATATAAGTGCTTCACCAGGAGCCATAGAAAAGACATCTTATTAACAGCTTTTCTTTCTGCATATCTCATATTATCTTCAGGCTCTTGCATTTTTTCTATAGAAAATATTCCCTTTTCCATTAATTAACTCTGCCTCCAATATTAGTTGATATACTTTCTGCAATACTGTCAGATCTCATATATTCATTTTTAGTAGCATAATCTACTTTTAGTAATCTTAATTTTCTTTGATAATCTCTATCTGCTAATTGTGCATGTTGAGGATCTGATCTTAACATGTATGTATAATATTTAGCTCTATCTACAATTAA